ACCGCGCTAATAAGACCCCTAGTAAGCGGGTTCCCCCAATCAATCCCTACCGGCTGCTGAGGCTGGCTATACCTGATCACGGCGCACCCCAAATCGGGCTAGAGGCGGGTGTGAATATCTGAAATGGGTTGTCACAAATGGCGTTGTGCTCCATTTGGCTAATATTGCGCTTATGTATATAGCAAGCGTAAATAACCGAACTTCTGTAACTATCGGCGTCGGTGTATCGACCGAATAGTCGCATATCGATGCGTGGAGAAAATGCCGTGCCTATAGCCGCGTTAGTCTTAACTTTGTTTTGATAAAACTCTGATTTGCAGTAGCTTGTTACCTTATACCCGGGTGCTGTTAACACCCCCCATGGGTTGAAAATCACACCATCCGCACCATAGATATAACCGCTACCCGTAGCACGGTTATCAGCAATCGTCCAATACGACGGAGGGGCCACCACCCTATGCTCTATAACCGTGATAGTTACATCCTCAGTCGGAACACCAATATCCCAAGGAATCTGTATACCGGCGGTATCGCAAGTTATCCCGACGCCAAGAGGCCCAACCGACCTTGACACACCTCTGTTTATTGCGACATTCCCGGTTACTAAATCTCGAAAACCGTTTGAAAATACAAACGCAGTAACAAGACCGAGACATAGTGGGTTACTGTAGTCAATAGAAGTAGCACTCTGAGGCTGCACACTCCTAACCCGCCTTGGATTCGCAATCACCCCCGCAGTCGCAGGCGCACCGTCTGATGTGCCGAGCAGGCGGGATTGGCGAGGCGTCCAAGTCATTGGCTAGTTGTAATAGACTTCGCGGTACTGAGCTGTGACAGTCGCCCCGAGCGCGGTGCCTGCATCGTTGTGCAGAACAATGCCCCATTTCGGGAACAAGCCACCCATAGGCCCGCTGATCTCAAAATCTTGCTTGATCGTCACTGCGTTTGCGCCCTGATTCAGTTGAACTGTGCCAATGAAAAACAGGTTAGAAGGCGAACCGATAGCAGTTAGCGCTTGACCAGTGCCCGACCCTGCGTTGTCAACGATTGAAGAGTCACCAGAGAAGTTAGTACCGTCTGTAGACTTGTACCCGTAAACGACAACTTGCTTATTGCCGCTTGGTGCGGTTGATGTTGTCAGCACAGACACTTCAAGCAGGATTGCCGTGACGTTGTTTGTTGTGCTGGTCGTTACTGCGTTGCACGAAACAGCAGAGTTAGATGCCAAGCTGTTTGGTGTTGACGGAAATGTCAACGATGTGGCTGTGCCGTATTGGAGTGCCATATTAGCCTTTCAATGCTTCGATTACTTCGCTGACACTCACGGGTGCAGGGACTGTGCCAAGCGCTGAAATGTCATCCATTTGCGTCTGCGTCATCACGTCAGTGGCGACAAGACCGCCGAGCATTTGTGCAACGATTGGCAGTGTGGTATCAATGTTTTCGTACCGTGCGTTTGCCACGTCGATAACGGCAATTGCAGCGGTGTTTGCCGGATGCGCTCCGTCAGCAGCTACTGCTTTGATTGCCCACCACAAGCCTTGCGTTTGCAGATACGCCTGAATGTCTGCAATTGGCACTTTCTGTGTCTTTGTGCGTCCAACTGACACCAGCGCAGCGATTTCGCCATGCTCACCAGAAGCTATTAACTCCGGTGTGCACTTGGCGGTGATTTCGTCGTATAGGCTCATGGCTTGTCCTTATGGATTGGAATCGCCCTGCACGCGCAGAGTGAATGAGTCGGCTGCGGATGCAGCGCCAGCGTTGATCGTGCGGCGAACCCACACGCCGTAGTGCTGGCCTGCTGGGATAGTGCCCAGCGACAAACCAGCGCCGAAGGTGGACGGGGCCGAGAACGTCACCGAAGCGGGCGCAGTGTTTTCGTTGGCAACTGCCGTTTCAGTGGCGTTAAGGCCAGCTGCAGCCAGCCCGATTGCAACGTCAGTGGATGCGCTTGGCGTCTGGGTCTGTATCCACACAGCAGCGGTCTGGTAGGCCAGTGTTGCGTGGCCGTTGTGGATGTAGACCAGCCGGTACTCCACGTCACCAGCAGCGGCCTCTACGCTACTCACGTCATCAAAGATGGTGGAGCCAGAGGCCACGCTGGATTTGATGCCGCCAATGGATAGCGCGGGGTCGGCGTTGGCCGCGCCGCCGCTGAGGCGGTAAACAATGTTTGTTGTCAGGATTGCCATGGTGAGTCCTTAGTTGGAAGTGGCGGTCATTTGTTCGCGCCCATCAGAAAGTACAGGACGATGTGGGCGAGTAGCGAGAGGATGGCGTAGAGGGTCATGGTGTTGTCCTTACTTGGCTGCAGTCTGCTGGCCCGCCGTGTCTGACTGGGCAGGTTGCCCTGCGGTCTGTGCGCCGGGCGTGGGGTCGTAGGCGGTGAGCTTGACGCCAAGATCGGTGGCCAGCTGCTGGGCCGATGCAATGGCCTTCATGGTGTCTTCAAAGTCGTAGCCCATGGCGTCTGCCAGGTCTTGCGGTGCCATCAGGCCCGCTTTGACGGCCAGTATCTTGGCCTGCATGTCGTTGAGGGGGTCGACCCACTCCCAGCGGCGTGGCTGCCAGTCGTGCCGGCTGAATTTGGCGGCCTTGGCAATGGGCAACGGGCTGCCGTTTGGCATGGTGATGGCGCCTGACAAAAGGGCCATCTCGCGCCAGCCGTTGTAGATGCGCTCCATGAAGATGCTGACAAACCATTGCTGGTCGCCAGACCAGCGGTCGCGCTCTTCCAGGCTGCCACTGCGGATGCTGGAGTAGCTGACGCCTTCCAGGTCGTTGGCCAATGAATGGTAGGCCACGCGCCAGCCGCTGGCGATGCGCTGCAGGGTGGTCTTGACAAAGGGGCCAAAGACCTCGTTGGGGTATTTGCTCTCATGCGGGGTGAAGGTGGTGCCGCTGGCCAGGGTGTCATACGTGCCTGGCTGCGAGACGGTGACCTGCTGGCCTTCAGCATCCGCACCGCCTATGGGTGCAGCGCCGTCTGGTGTGGTGAAAAATCCGTAATGGTTGGCGCCATGCTCTGCAGCCAGCAGGGCTGACAGTTTGAACTTGCCCAGGTGGTGCAGGCTGATCATGCCGGCAGCCATCCAGGGGATGCCGCGCAGCTGCTCGGCCCGCTCTACCTTAAAGGCGTGGATCATGTCGTCCATGGGCACGCGCTGGCGCATGCGGCTGCCATTGGCGCCATCGTTGGGGTGGCTGACAAACAGGTGCAGGGCTACGGGGCGCCGGTATTGGTCGACCTCCACGCCCATGATGACGGCGTTGTTGTTGGGGCCGCTGGCGGTGTTGTAGTTGGTGTCGATGCGGTCCACGTCGATGACCTGCAGCGCAAAGTTGTATTTGTTGCCAGCATCGGCGCCGCGCACCATGCGCACCAAAAATTCGCCGTCAGCGGGTAGGCCGTCAACCAGGGTGATGCAGAGGTCGCGCAGGGACTGGCGGCCGGTCACATCACAGGCTTTGGCCCAATCGGCCCAGGCGGTCTCGATGGCTGCGTTGGCCAGGGCGTCTGGCTTGCCGGGACTGTCTTCCACGCGGACCTGCAGGCGGATGCCACCGGGGCCAATGATGTTGTCGGTGCACATGCCGCGGAACTTGACGGCGTAGTCGTTGTTTTTGGCCAGGTCACGGCCTCGGCTGCGCAGGCGGTTGAGGTCGGAGCGCAGCTCCTGGTTGATGCTTTGCTCGGTGGCCAGCCAGTCGGCGCTCATGCGGTCGAGCTGGGCGGCCTGGAAGCGGCGGAACTGCTGGGCTTTGCCGCCACCGGTCCAGCGGGAGATGCCCTCGCGGGCGCGTTGGAAGAGGCTGGGTTTTTGCATGGGGGTGCGGTGTTGGGGTTAGCCGAAGCGGACCATGACGCGGCGCTTGTCTGGCAGGCCACGGGCGATGTGGGCGGCGGCGTCTTCCTGGGTGACTTCCATGCGCAGCTTGTCGCGCATGGCGAGCAGGTCGCCCATGGGGATGCGCGAGAGCTCGCGGTCGGCAATCTTGTATTGCGCCGAGCTGAGGTTGGCGGGGTTGACCAGGTAGGCTTCGATGTTGGCCAGGGCGATGCGGGCAAAGCTGCGGTTGTCCAGCGTGGCCACGCCAAATGCGGGCTGCACCACAATCGTGCCGGTGTCTACGGTGTAAACCTCTCCAGCCAGCGCCACGGCAGCGCGCCATGAGTAGCTGCCAGCGGCCCAGCCGCCAGTGGTGGCTGCAGAGACGTTGATCAGGTGGTCGTCTCCATAGGCACTGGCGCTGAAGGTGATCTTGCCAGTGGCGTTGATCAGGGTGTAGGTGAGCACCCAGCCAGCGCTGGCCAGGTAGTCTGGCAGTGCCTTGATCCACCGGGCGGTGTCACCGGCTATGAGGGTGGTGGGTTCTGTGGTGGGGGTGGGTGCAGCCATGTTGCGAGACTATGGCCCGCGTGTTGTCCGGTTTTCAAGGCAAAAGAGTGGACGGATTACCCTTTTTTAGCATTTACCAATGAGGACACATACGAACGAGATAACCCCTCCTTACGCGCCAAATAATTAACTTGTGCACCGGCTTGGTGTTGGCTTCTTATCTTTGCATTGCGCGATTCAAGATCACGAACATAGTTTTTGAGGTAATGGTTTTCCTGTCCAAAATGGGTTGATGTTCTTTTTAGCACTAGGTTTTTTATTCTCTTTGGTGCTGAAGGTGTGCATGCAAACACACATTCCAACATGTATTCAAAGACGTTCCCCTTAATCGGAACAGTATCCATTGCTTTTTCATATTGCACATCAGACGCATCGACTACCGTTTGTGGTTTACCCCCAAAAACACGGCGGACCTGTTTGCTGGTGTGCTGGGCGATGTGTTGGCGCAATTCGGCCCGCAGCTCGGGCGGCGACAGGGCCAGGGCGCAGGCGATGGTGTACTCAATCACGTCGTCCGTGACTTGCACAGCGGCCAGGGCGGCAGCGGTGTCGGTGGTGTCGGCAGTGGCGGCGGCCTTGGGGAGCGTGGTGGCGGGTTTTACCATGAGGCGTGGTTGGCGTGGTTGTGGCGGCTGGGCCGTAGGTTGATGGGCTTGGGTTTGGTTGTCGGGGTAATGGGCTGGGGTGCAGACGTGTGCACTGAGTCGGGTGTGTCTGCTATGGGTTGCACGGCCTGGATGGCGGGGGTGTCAAACAGGTCGCGGCCCTGGGCTTGCAATTCCAGCTTTGACCAGTCGCTTTCACGGTAGCGGTCCAGGCCAACAAAGTGGGCGGCAGCCAGGGCATACACAGCGCAGTCGAGGGCCTCGTTGCGCTTGCCAGCGGGCTTGACCCATTCCAGCTTGGGGTGGCCTTTGACGTAGCGGGTGACCATGCGCTCGCTGGTGATTTGCTCAAACACCTCGGGCATGTGGTGGCGGCTGATGTGCACGTAGCCAGGGCCAGGCTCGGTGTTGCGCAGGCGGCCATATATCTCGGCCTTGGCGGTGTCAGTACCAATGGGCCAGAGTTTGACGCCACGCTTGACCTTTTGGCCGCGCCAGTTGACGTCTTGCTCGGTGGGCTTGCCCAGGATGGCCTTGCCGTGCACGCTTTGGCCTTTGACGGCATAGACATGGGCGTGGCCGTGGCGGCGGGCGTAGTCGTACACGGCCTGGGTGTGGTGGCCACCGGAGTCGATCATGGTGGCTACGATGCTGATGGTGCGACCCGATGCGTGCTGTAGCGGGGTGCGGCGGTATTCGCTGAGGCTCGTCCACGGGCTGCCGCTCTCGCCTTCGGGTAGGCCGGGGTCGCCATAGATGACTTGGCGGTCGACCATTTGGCGCTCCATGCCACGGCCCCAGGCCCACACGTAGGCCTCCAGCCGGTCGCCCTGGGTGTCTACGCCCATGGTGCAGACGAACAGGCCCCAGTGGACTTGGCGCAGGGGGATGTCGGGGGCGCGTTTTCGCAGCTCGTGCTCGCTGGCGCGGTCGCCGTCTTCCTCGTATGTCTCGGCCAGGCGGGTGTTGATGAAGGCGCGCAGTTTGCTGCGGTCGCCCTGGCGGGATGCATCTTGTACGGTGGCCCACTCTTGCACCAGCTCTGCCCATGCCAGCCAACCCAGCGGGCTGTAGAGGCTGCTGAGTTGGAAGCCGCGCACTTTGCCCGCCTTGGCACCGGGCGCTGCGGCCCGCCATTCGCCACGCGCCAGCATGGTGGGCTTGTTGTGCTCCTGGATGTGTGCGCCGCAGTGGCGGCAAACGTAGTGGGCGGATGACGGTATAGCGCGGCCTGCTTCGTCTTTAGCCCACTTGATGCCGTGGTTGGTGGATGCGCCCCACTCCAGCACCTGAAACTCGTCGCAGTGGGGGCATGGCACCCAGAACTGGCAGCGGTCGCTGGCCAAGTATTCGGCCTCGACGCGGCTGAAGTCTCGGGTGGTGGGGGTGCTGGTCTTGAGCCGCTTGCGCCGGGCGAAGGTGGACTGGCGGGCTTCGGCCAGGGCGCTGGGGTCGCCCTCGCCGTCCACGTCGTGCGGCCAGGCGTCGATCTCGTCCATGAAGAGGTCGCGCACGGGCATGGAGCGCAGGCCCGCTGCGCTGTTGGCACCGGCCAGCGCCCATTGGCCGCCTGGGTATTCTTTGAGCAGGGTGGTGTTGGCGTCGTCGCGGCTGCGGTTTTCGCGCACCTTGCGCTTGAGGGTGGGCGACTCTTCGATCATGGGGGTGAGCCGCTGGCGGCTGTAGCGCTTGGCCATGTCGATGGTGGGCTGCACAATCATGGCCGGGCCGGGGTTGACGTCGGCTATGTAGCCCATCCAGTTGCTGCCGATGGTGGTTTTGCTGGTCTGCGCGCCCCACATAAGGATGACCTCTTCCACCAGGCTGTGGGCCGACAGGCAGTCTTGTGGCTCGCGGGCGTAGGGTGTGCGGGCGCAGCGGTAGGGGCCAGGCTCGCTGCTGTCTTTGCTGGAGAGGCTGCGGTATTGCTCGGCCCATTCGGTGACGGTGATGCGCGGCGGGGCTTTGAAGTACTCCAGCCACAGCGCATCGAGCGCAGCGGCCACGTCCATCGTTGCCTGGTCACGCACGGCCATTGGTCATCTCCCCTGACACCAGCGCCATGGCGCGCACGATCTCGTCTTCCAGCAGCACGTGGATTTTGGCGGGGTCGGTCTCGGCGGCCAGCACCGGCACCAGGCGCGATGGGATCTGCAGGAAGGCCTCGCGCAGGCTGGCGATCTTGCCCGCCTGGTAGCTTTTGACCTCGTCGGCGCGCATGAGTTTGCCAATGCGTTCCTCATACTCCAGCTGGGCCGTCTTGGCGGTGTACACCATGTCGGCGGTCTTGGCCTGCATGTAGGTGGCGTTTTTGCTGTCGGCTGTGGTGCCCTGCTGGCTGGTGCCCTGCGGCAGCGCAGGCGGGGTGACGGTGCCACGGTGCATGACGCGCTGGGTCTGGTTGACCTCGGTCATGTAGGCCCGCGCAGGGTCGGAGGTGGCGGCGATCCGATCCAGGCTGGCCTCCACATCCACCAGCTCTTTGCCGCCCACCATCACCATCACCAGGCGCCCGTGCGTCTTCATTTTGTGGACGTGGCTGGGCGCGTTTCCCAGGCGGGTGGCAAAGGAGCGCAGGCT